TCAGTCCTCCCCCTTTGCCTTTTTCATGACTGCATCGCCAGCAAGGGCGGCTTTCGTGAAGCTGTTATTCTTCCACCAAGCCCATACAGCCGCGCCCACCGTCCAGAGGGTGGTAACCAGGGTATTGATGGTCTCGTCCTCGATGGGGATGAGCTGGATGCCCGCCATACCCAGGCACTGGTTGACCAGAGCCAGGACCAGACAGATGGTGCGGGCGATGGTGCCCGCCGTGATCTTGTTCTCCATGTGTCTCACCTCCCCTCCTCAGTCGGCCGTGGCTAGGCGCTCCAGGAGGGCGTCGGCGTACTGGTAGGCCTCCAAATAGTCCATGGTCTCGTCGGCAAAGCCAAACCGCCGCTGGACGATGGTCCGGTCGGTCTCTCCGGCGGGGGGCTCATCGGCCCAGCTCACCCCCAGCCACTGGCACACACCGTCGGCGGTGGCGGTGGCCAGCTTGTCCCGGTAGTCCCCGCTCAGGAGCAGGGGCACATCGGTCTTGCTGGTATGAAAACCGTACTCGATCAGCACGGCGGGGGCGTCGGTCTTGGTCAGGACGGTGAGGTCCATGCTGTGGACGATGGGCGTAGAGCGGAGCACAACACCGGCAGCATGGAAGGCGTTGACCAAATCCGTGGCCAGGATGTTGCGCGGGGCGGTCATGGGCCCGGCGGAGGTGTAGATCTCCAGGCCGCCGGCGTCGTACCAGCCGCCATTCCCCGCCGCGTTGGAGTGCAGCGACACGAAGCAGGTGGCCCCGGCCCGGTTGGAAACCCCGGCGCGCTCGGTGAGGGACGGCTTGGCGTCCTCAGTGCGGGTGCAGATGGTATGCACCCCCCGGGCCTCCAGCAGCTTGGAAATGCGGCCATACATGTCCCACGCGAACTCGTGCTCCTTGTAGCTCCCGTCCGGGGAGCCGTTGACCGTGCCCGGCCCGTGGCCCGGGTCCAGGCAGACCGTATACTTGCTCATGTTGTCCTCCTTGTCCTCCGGCGGGTTGGCCGCCTGTTTGAGATAGACGCAGATCCAGTTGTGGACCTTGCGGGACGCGGTGATCTTGCTGCCCTTGAAGTCACACTGACTGGAGCCGCCGCCGTCCAGCATGACGGCGCTGTCCCAGCCGAGGGATACCAGCTCCTCCCTCAGCTGCTCGGGCGTCCTGGCGTCGCCGGAGCCGTCAGAGGTGCAGTACAGACACAGGGCGTTGTCCTTGATGCCGATTGCGGAGCGCCCCCGGGTGCCGCCCTGCGCCGTGTCGTAGCTGGGGCGGTCCACGGGGCCCCAGGGGCCGATCAGACAGGTACAGCTCAGGAAATTCTCAAAAAGCCCCCAGTTGCTCTCCAGCCTGATGTCGGCCCCGGTGTTCCAGCCGTAGCCGTAAGCCCCCCACGGGACCTTGGACAGCAGCGCGCCGCGCGCCTTGAGGATGGGGCACGGGGAGCCGTCGCTGTTCCACATGCCTCCGTTGAGGATATAGTCCGCGCCGGATTCCTGCTTCACCTGCGCCATGGACTTCTTGCAGTTGGTGACCCGGATCTCCAGCTTGTCGATGCCGGAGAGGGGGATGTACGCGATTTGTTTGCTCACTTTACCACCTCCAGGTATAACGAGGGCGCTCGCCGCCCTCCACGGCCCAGCGCAGCCAGTCGAACACCGGGATAAACGCCAGACACAGTAAAAACCACACCGCACTGAACGGGGCGCAGATCTGCCCCCACAGGTTGAGGGGTAGGCCGGTATAGTCCCAAACGCCCAGCCCAAGCCAGACATTGAGCACAAGCCCCGCCGCCAGCTCCACAACGGTGACCAGGGCGGCGCAGCACAGCGCCTGGAGCCACAGAGGGCAGCCCCACGGCAGCTCTGCACCGCACCTCTCCACGGGGATGGTCAGCACGACGGCCAGCACCAGCATGGTCCAGGAGATGTGCTGCGGGTGGCCGGTGTCGGTCTTGTAGGCCACCTCCAGCAGGAAGTACAGGGTGCCACCGAAGAACCACAGGAGCGTCGAGAGCACCGGCTTACTGTACCGTGTCATAGTCCACGGTCACCCCCTCCAGTTCCTCCATGGTGGTGGCGGCCTGCATCGCCACCTCCTGGGACTGCTGATAGCTCACCAGCGCTGTTACCCGGGCGTCGATGGCGAAGGCCAGGGCCGCCAGCTCCTCCAGGGTCCATGGGGTACACTCCGCGCCGGTGGCGTTCCACGTCAGCTCATAGGGCGTGGAGGTCTGGGCCGCCAGGGTGGCGCTCAGGATCTTGGAGGTGAGCTGCTGCTGCTTCTCCCGAGTAATGCTGTACTGCTTGCCGTCGGTCCAGGTGATGGGGTGGGCCTCCAGGTACGACTCCAGGTCGTCCTTGCTCTGCTGGATGCGGGTTGCTTTGGCCTCGGCCAGCTCCACCTCAATGTCGGGCGCTACGCTGGCGAGATACGCCTGATACGCCTCGTCGTTGCCGATGATAGCCGCGACCACCCCATTCTCAATGGTGAGGTCCACGTGGCCATTGTGGGTCTGCATGGCGCTGGTGTCACAGTCCGGCGCAACGGCGGCATAGCCGCTGGGGGGTGCTGAGCCGGGCCACGACTGGATAGGAGGTCGGGAGCCGGTGATGCTGGGATTGAGTTGGATGATATTCATAGGGGCCTCCTTTCTTAGTAGCCAATGGCGACATAGTAATAGGTTTTGTTGTTGTTGTTCAACTGTACTTCACTGCTTGAAGTGTTGTACCACGAAACAGTAGTTCCAGATACAGACAAAATGCTGCCGGAAGAGTAATTGGAGCTAATTTGTCCTGTAATGCCGGGGTTGCCAAAACACCAAAATCCTGAGTACGAAGGAGTGACGCTTGCAGGGTTGGGCAACACCATCAGCATTTTGGGTTCGAATGGGAATACTAGGGTGTTGGGATTGTTGGACCCATAAGTGCCGGCGCCCACATAGCTACCGGTTGCGATCTTGGCACCCGGTGTCCAATACGGAAACACACTCAGCCACCCATCCATAGCCCCGAAGCCCTGCACACCGGGGCTGGTGATTTCCTGGCCTTGTGTCACACCGGAGAGCCGTGCCACTCCGCTGAAAATCACGGGGATGGTGTCGCCCGCAGAGCCGCCCTGGAGGGCGATGGCTTGGGACGGGGTGCCGGAGGTGGTGATGGCCTCGGTGTAACCAGTGTAGTATCCGTCCACTTCAAGAGTGGGGTCAAGGACAAAGGTGGGGCGAATACCGTAAGAAGAATTCGGGCTAGCACCACTCCCGCCGCCCGTCGGTGGTTCATACCAGACCCAAGTAAGCCCAGTTCTAATATAGGGTGACCTAAGCCACCAGTTTGCGTTCGGGCTTATTCTTCGGGGGTCTTTGGCTAAAACGGGCTTAAAAAAATCAAGAGTGGCCCCATCTTCTGGTACATACTCAGTAACAGCAGGAGGTGCAAGACCGACTTCGTAAGCACTTAGCGGGAAAATCTTGCACTCCAAACCATCAGCACCGCTTTTCACGGTGGACTGCCCGCCACCAACACAGTAAGGGATTTTGATGGTTTTGATGGCCGCTTGTGTCTCTGCGTCGAACAAGGTCAGCATACCAGCCATAGTAGTGAAAATATCAGCGCCGGGGAGCACATTGGAGTTCCCCGCGTCCCACGCACCATTTTCGTAAATGTTGAGCCGCAGGACCCAGGTTCCGTTGCACGAAGCGTCGTACATTTCGGACGGAAGCCCCTGGTGAACCACAAGGTAATACTGAGGTACGCCGTTCTCAGTGCGGGTGATGAAGCTGCCAACGGGGACGTTCTGCACCTGGATAGAACCAGGGACATACTGGCCCACGGTCGGGGGTACGTCGCTCGTCACATCCACCACCTGCCCGGCGGTCACGGTCTGGCCGCTGGCGATGGGGTAGTTACGAATGTCGGCTTGCAGCAGATTACCGGTATTCCGGTTCCACGGAGTTCCGGGCTGCGTTGCGCCGTCGGCCATAGCCAGCGTGGCGTAGAAGGGCGATCCACTCTCCGGGGTAATGAGCACACGGCCTTCCTGGCCCGGGTTAGGCACTCGGTTTTCAACACTAATCATTGGCTACATACACCTCATTTCCGGCATAGGCCCAGGGCATCCCGGCCCGGATGAATACGCCGCCCATAGCGGTCAGGTAGGCATCAAGCTCCACCAGAATCTGCTCGATGTTATTCGCGCCCGCATATGACAGGAGCGCCATGCTCTGCGGAAGCTCGGCCGAAAACTGGACCTCGGCCAGTGCATCCATAAGCGCCTGGACATTGCCCAGATACACCTGCATCTGGCTTTGCGTCGGGGTCTGTCCCACGGACCAATCGGCAGTCTGCTGGCTTACGCCAGGGGCATACCCATAGCTCTGAAACACTCCGGTCAAATAGTTCACGGCCTCGATGACCCGGTTCAGGTCAGAGGCATTGTAGGCACCCTTCATAGCGCCAGAGCTCCACAGCGCCTGCTGGTCTGGGGTCATAGCGCCCCAGCCCAGAGCCTTCAGGGTCTGCCACAGCTGGACATCAGCCAGGGAGCGGTCCGTTACAAGCGTGTCGATGATGCTCATGCGCCGGCCCTCCCTTCATACGACCCACGGAAGGCGCCGCCGTAGGAGTAGGTGATACTGGTTACCAGCACCGTGCTGGTGGCGAAGTTGTTGGTGTTCACGACTCGGTCCAGCGGATCCAGACGCGGGTCGGCCCGAAATTCGCCAGACAGGGTCCGGCGGTTCGTCAGCAGGTTGGCTACCCACTGGGCCACTACGGGGGCCTGTGAGTCCGAAATGAGCGGATTGCTTATCTGCTGCGTGTCTCCTACCTGGGCCACGCTCAGGGTGTACTGGCCGCTGTTGATGTCAACAGCCCGGAGCTGCTTAGACAGCGAGATTTCGGAGTTCTGATAGCTGTTGAACTGATTGATCGCGTAATCTGTGGTGCCGGCGGCCAGCGGCTCGATGTGAAACACGCCAGCGCGATCCTGATACAGTACGCAACAGGCCGCGTTCGCGCAGAGCTGAAGAACCTCTTTGATGGTGTTGGTAGACAGGTCTGCGCCTGTGGCCGCCGCAATGTTGCCCAAGCTGCTGTCAATGACCCATCGGTCGCTGCCATCCGACAGCGCGGGCATGTCTGCCTGCTGGAAGGCGGCGGTCGCGATGGCCATAAGCGTACCACTGGACGGACCGGAATACGTGTCGGTCATGTACTCCTGGGCGTCCCGGGCCTTAAAGCTGGCCGTGATGCCGTTCTGCGGGCAGTTCCACTCCGACACAAAGAAGGTTCCGGCCGCGATCCACTCAATGGCGCCGTTCAGGAGATACCCGTATCGCGTGGTGATCTCCTGGCGCTCCATCAGGTATTTCTCAACGCCCTGCGGGTTGTCCGGGTTATACTGCCCGTTCAGGTTCGACACCTCGAAGGAAATCTCGGTGGTCGGGAGCTCTGCGCTCAGAGGATCCACGGTCATCGTGTGCTGGTACGACATGAGGTCTGTTTTGTTGTACACCTGCACTATGCCGAGAGTGATTTGCTCAATTCGGGCCCAATGCTGCGGGAGGGACCACTTCAGCACCTCGACGACGATTTTGTCGTAGTTCTGAATGTCGGCCGAGACGACGGACTGGACGTTGGCATTGTCGGAGATGGTCGTCTGGAAAACCTGGGCGCCACCGTTATACGCCGTGACACGAAAATCTAAGGCCCACTCGCCGTAGGTCTCAGACCACACGATTGTGATGCCCGGGATGATGGCCGAAAAGGTCTGGGAAAACGACAGCGTGATGGTCGGGATAGCGCCCGTGAAGGAGCCGTCGGCCCCAGATAGAACATTTCCGATGTACCCGTTGTCACCATACGGCGGCGCGTCCGGCAGTATCTCAGCCGTTGAATTGAGCCCCCAGATATTGAGCTCAGTCGTCCCAAAGAGCGTGGGCGACTGCTCTGCGTCCCCCACAACCGCGGCGGCGCCAGAGAACGTTTGTTCTCCGTTGCTGCTCGCGGTCGCGTCGGCCTGCGCGTCAGGGTCGCCCACAGTAAGCGACACCTCAACGTAGCTTTCAGGCACTAGGGTCTGCTGCTGGGCGTCAAACCACGCCTGAGATACCGCTTGCATCGCTTACACCTCCACCAAAGATAGAGAAGCGCCGGTGTACCCTCGGACCGAACCGTCCTCATTTCGGAGATACAGGCTGGCCGTACGGTCCGACACATACATCTGCCGGGTCTCCCAGGAATTGGAGTCCTGACAGAAAAAGGTAACGTCGTTGTAAAAAGAGCCGCCGCGGGCCGGGCTGAACTGGGACAGCAGTGCGGCCCAGTCCGCGGCGGAGATGAAGTTCCACGACATCTCGATTTTGGCGATGTCATTTCGGATAACGGCGCCAATCACATAACCCTGTACATTTCGGCCGGAGTCAACCAGCGTGGCCGTGGTGGCCGAGTATGTAGATGGGGCCGGCACCGCATAGCCCCCGATGGAAACGAGTGGCGTCATTACACCATACCCCCAGACATAATCATCACGCCGGTGTTGCGAGAGGCGTTCTCAACGGCCCGGTACAGGCGCTTGCCGTCCAGGTACGTGGCGCCCTCCTTGGCCAAAATGGCGCGCAGGAGCTCGTTCTGCTCGCGCAGGAGGGCGTTCTGCTGGGCATTGGCCTCAGCCACACCAGATGCAACGCCCTGCACGATCTGCTGGGCATTTGCCACCGCGGTCTGGCCGCCGATGGTTCCGACCAGCTCCGGGCCCGCTTCGTTCGCGATGAAGAGCTGTCCCTGGTCCGGGAATCCACCGGAGGCGTACGCCTTCGTGGTGCTCTTAGAGGACCCGCCGCTCACAGACTCCGTGATAATCGTGTGGACGGTGGTGATGTTTCGCGGAATAGCGTTCAGCTGGTCGATGATGGACTGGATGGCCAGATTGCTCTGGCGGGCCATGTCCTGATACCGCTCGGTCATGTCAGCCAGCGTGGACGTGGTCTTGGCCTGCATGAAGTCCATAGCCGCCGTGAACTTGTCCAGACCCGCGTCCACAAGGAGCTGCGTAGCTTCGGCGAAGAGATCGGCGTGCTCCTGCATGGTGGCCAGCTCCGCCTTGAACTTCTCAGTCACGATGTCCAGATGGTCAAAGCCATTGGCCAAGCCCGCCACGGAATATTCTCCCAGGGACTCAAATTCCACAGAGGGCGAGTGGATGCCCAGAACATCCTTCACGTCATTCAGCAAGCCTTCGCCCCAGGACTGCACATTGCTCCAGATATTGGAAAGTCCCTTGAAAAGGCCGTCGATGGCCTGCTGACCGAGCTGCTGCCATTTCTCAATGGACAGCCACTCGCTGACAAAATCGCCGAAGGCCTTTCCAATGTTGCCGAGCGTGGTCTTTACGGAGGTGACAATCGAATCCCAGTTCAGCGCCACACCAGAAGCCAGAGACACACCGCCGGCGGCCAGGAGGCCAATACCAAGCGGGAGCGCAACGCCGGACAGAGTAAGAATGGCGCCGATGGCCAGAAGGGAGGCGCCGACGGCAATGCCGACATCCTTCAGAGCCGTGGTGACCTTGGTCAGGACCGCGTCCCAGTTCAGCGCAACGGCTGTTCCAAGACTTACCGCGCCGGCCAGCATCAACCCAATGCCCAGCGGCAGATTTGTGCCGGAGAATGTGAAAATCGCGCCGATCACGAGGAGAGCGCCGCCCAGCAGCCCGGTGATAGTGGTGATGATGGACCGCAGCTGTGCGTCCATGTTATTCCAGTTCAGGGCGGTCACGGCGGCCAGGGTAGCAGCGCCGGCGGCCATGAGTCCGATGCCCAACGGAATATTGACACCGGAGAAGGCGAGCACCGCGCCCACAGCAAGCGCCGCTCCGGACATAATAGCCGTGATCCGGGATACCGCGCCCGAGATGTTGGGGTCCATGGAACTCCAGTTAACAGCCACTACCGCGGCGATAGACACCGCACCGGCGGCCATGAGGCCAATACCGAGAGGCAGGTTCGCGCCGGAGAAGGCGAGCACTGCGCCCAAGGCAATGAGCGCGCCGCCAACAATACCGGCAATGATCGACAGCACCCCGGCGATCTTGTTCTCCATGCCCTTCCACGTAACGGCTACCGCAGCTGCGAGGCCTACTGCGCCCGCTACCATAAGCCCGATACCGAGAGGAATATTGACACCGGAGAAGGCGAGCACCGCGCCGATGACCAACGCGAATCCAGAAATCATGCCGAGCATAGTAGCCAGAACTCCGGCCAGTTCGCTTGTCAGGCCGCCCCAGTTCACGGCGATAACTGCGCCGAGCGTGGCGGCGCCGGACGCCATAAGCGCGAGGCCGACCGGGATATTCACGCCGGTAAGCGCCAGGATGGCGCCAATCACGAGCTGGGCACCCGCGATAACCGTCAGGATCTCGCCGATGTTATCCTCGATGACCTGCTTGATCTTGTCAGCTTTAGAGGTAATTTGAGACAGATCGAACTTGTCCCAGATGTCAGGGATTTCCAGGCCGGCGGCCCAGTCAGATCCAAGGCCGCCGCCGGCGCCCCCGGCCCCGGAGGAACCACTGTTGGGCGAGATGATATTCAGCTCGTCCAGGCCAAGGGTGGCGTCCTTCAGCTTCTCGGCGGCTTCGGTAGTACCATCAATAGCATCCTCGGCCTCGGTGGCGCCCGCAGAAATACCGGACCCCCAGTCGCTCGCGTCCCAGGTGGGCATCTCAAAGCCGACCAAAGAAGCCAGCGCCGAAATGGCGTCGGTAAGCAGCTCCACGAACGCCTGCACGTACGGGAGAATCTGCACAATGATGGGGAGCAGCACAGAGCCGATAGACCGACCGAGCTGCACGATCTGCTGCTTCAGGACACGGAGCGCATTTGCAGGGCTCTCCAGAGTGCGTGCGAAGTCACCGATGGCGCCGAGATTGGACGCGCCCTCCATGAGTTTCATGGTTCGGAGCAACGCCTTCTCCTGCTCGGTCATGCTCTCTACGCTCTCGTCAATGCCGAGAGAAAGCGCGTACTCTTTCAGGGTGGCCTCGGAAATAGAGATACCGAGCCGCCGGATGGGCTCAATTTCGCCGGCAAGGGCCGACTGGAGCCGAAGAGCCGAGCTCTCGATGTCCTCGTTATAGAGAGACGACAGGTCGTAGGATAGCTCAGTCAGGCCTTCAGACAGCGCGTATGCCTGATCGGCGGTAACACCAAAGCCTCGCGCCATGGACATGAAAACGCCCTGTGTGCGCATCCACTGCGAGGGGTCCACGCCAAGTTTGTCGCTGACCAGCTGGGCGTAGGCGAAGGCCTCGTCGTAGAACTCGCCCATCGAGACTTGGAAGAGATTTACATTCTCCACGTACTCGTTGATAGACGTGACGCAGGTAGCCAGAACGTCCACCACGCGGCCCAGAATATAGCTGTACGAGGCCAGCTTGGTGGCCAAAACCGTAATGGGACTGGCCAGCTGGGATAGGCTGCTGGCCGCTTTCTTGCTGGACGAACTCAGCTTCTCATTTGCCTTTATGAGCTTCTGGATCCTGGACGGGAAAGCCGCGAATCCGCGCGAGACCTTCTCCATCGCGGTAGCCAGCGGGGCCAGGGCATCCGCCGCCCGCTGGATCTGCCGCGCGAACTCGTCCATGTCCATGGCTTTGAGCTCTTGGGTGATCTTTGGGATTTTCCCGAGCGTGGTAATGGTAGAGCTGAGGCCGGCGGCCTTCTGCACGCTGCCCAAGCTGTTCAGCGCAGTGGCAAGGTGCTGGAGCTTCGCTTCGTCAACATTGAGCGAAGAGATGGCATCGTTGATCTTGGTGATCTGATTGGCCGTCGTCGTCAGGTTGGTCTTGATATTCGTCAAGCCGTTCAGACCCGACTTCAAATCGCCCAAGGCCTTCTTATTGACATTGAGCTGAGACAGAGCCGTGTTCAGCTTCGTCAAGCCGTTGGCCAACGTAGTAAGACCGGAGCCGCCCTTCGCTGCGGACTTCATCCGGGTAAGGGCGGTTGTCAGCTTATCGAGCCCCGACGCCGCGGACTGAGACTCCGACTGGATTCTAATTTCGAGGCTGTCTAGTTCTGCCATTTACGCCAAGGCCTCCTTTCAGCACTTGGCACTCCGGCACTTGGCACGCTCCCATTTCTTTTGCATTTTGGTAAAATACGCGATGGTTCTCTGCCGTTCCTGTTCGGCCAGGGCCGCCTTTTCGGCCTCCGTGTACGGAATAAGCCGAAGCGGTTTCTGCGGATAATTTCGGGCTTTCGCGCCCTTTTTCCGCATAGCATTTCCGACCGCAATAGATACGGCCGCAAAATTATAAAGGCCCTGAAGCCACATCTCTTCAGACCGTCTCTGGATGGAGAGCTGGTTCGCGCGGTAGTAATCCGCGGCAAGCCAGACATCCCCATACCAGAACTGGTCGTAGGTCATTCCGATGGACAGGTAGTACGGAAAAACCTCGTCGAAGAAGGCGGAGCACCCCTCCTCGGGGATTACAGCTCCACCTTGATCCGGGAGTTTTTTCTGCCGCCCTCCACATTCAGAGAAGAGATGGAGGCAGAGTACAGCTCCTGAAGGCGATTGACCTCCTCGGGCAGCAGGCCCTCCATGTCGTCCAGCAGCTTGTCGGTCTTGTCCCGGGCCACGTTCTTGTGGTTCTTGCGGAAGGCGTAGAAGAAGAGGTCGGAAACACCAGTGTCGGGGGTGTTCTGGAACTCCATGATCTTGAAGCCGCGGCGTTCCGCGAACTTGACGGACTCGCGGTCGAAGTCCAGGGTGTAGACCTCCTGGGTGTCGGGGTCAGTGATCTTGATGGGGTTGGGTCTCTCGGTCTTTGCCATGATTTTCCTCCTTACTCGCCCACGGTGGGGGCGGCGCCCCAGCCGCTGATAGCGGTGGGGGTAATGTAGGCGTCAACCTCCAGGACGGCATCTACCTCAATGGCAGACAGGCCGAGAGGAGAGGGATCGCCGCTGAACAGGAAGGCCTTGGTCAGGCCAGGGATGATGACGACGTACCAGGTGGCCAGGCCGGACTCCCGGCCCGTGCTGGCGGCCTCCACCAGAGCGGCCCACTCAGTCTGAAACTGCTCGGTGTTGTTGGCGGTGAAGGCCAGGGCGCCGCCGGGGTCCTTCAGGCCGGGAATGTAGGTTTTCCACTTGGTAGCATCCAGAGTGGTGGTTTCCAGGCTGGAAGGCTCAGGGTTGATGTCGGGGATGGCCTTGATACCGGTGAGCTTGGTGAAGCCCGTGGTGGGCATCTTACCGGCACTGGTCTCGACGGCCCAGTTCACGCTGACGCCGGCGGTAGACAGGTCGATTGCCATAGTGATACCTCCTATCAAGTGTGGCACTTGGCACAGAGGCACTTGGCACCGATGGTTTTACTGTCGGTAAATGATGTAGTCCTCGCTCACGACGGCCTGATAACGGGCGGTCATGCGAAAGTACCGTTTATCGGCGTTTTTCGCCGGGTTACAGAACATGCGGGTGAAGTTCAGCCCCTGGAGCTGCTGATCCACCAGCTGCATGATGGCCTTGCACTGTTGCTTGGCTCCGCTGGTGAGATTGGAGTAGACATTCACCTCAAAGACGACCCAGGCGTCGTGCTCCTGGTGCTCGGCGTCCAGAGACTTTTGGTAGGTGTAGTTGTCCACCTGCTCCAGAGTCAGGCACGGAAACCGAGGCGGCGAGGTAGTCTGCTCCCCGTATCGCGATCCGTGTGGATAGGCAGCATCGAAAGCGTTTGCCACCCGGTTGAAAACCACGGCCTCAATATCAATCATGCGCAAACACCTCCCGGGCTACCTGCTCGATCTGCTGCCGCATCTCGCGGCCTGCGTGAAGCATCGGCATTGCCGCCGGGGTGCCGTGGGTAACTACTAGCTCCCCCCGGTCGTCATAGAAGCCCCACGCCTTCTGCTTACCCTTGCCCTTGCCGTACTGGCCAATGCCAACCACTCCTGCTGGTCTGGGCTCTGGGTACGGTTCGGCGCCGTTGTAGTACACGCCGGCGCCGAATTCGAGGAAGAACACAGACCCTCCAGACGCCACAATTTTGTAGCCGTCCTGGATCCGCTCCACAGAGACCGAGGCGTCTTTAACGCCATCGTACTGGGCGCCGGCGAATCTAACTCGGGTCTCCGCTGCCCCAATACGGGCCAGCTTTCGCGCCAGCTCCTTCGTTTTCCGGTCCACCCAGGCTTTATAGGCCCGTACTTCCTTCAGCGCCGAACTGATTGACTTGGAATTGAGCTGTACGGTCAGCACACGTTTAGCCACCCTGCGTCACCTCCACCTGCTTCACAGCAAACACCAGGCTATTTTTCCAGGGGGCCCTCTGCTTAACGTAGTGGGTGTAGGGGCCAGATGTATCAGCCCCATCGAGCCACAGGATCGTCTGTTCGTCGATAGGAAGAGTCGTGTCCGCAGTTGCCATAGTGCGGTCATAGTCCAACAGCGTGCCGAAAAGCTCCAGCGTAGCATCCCCTTTGTTCGGGGATACCATAAGAGGCGCCGACTGGAGGGGGCCATACGTGTCCTGGAAAGACCCGGTCTTGTTGCCGTCGGCATCCAGAATCTCGGTCTGCCCCGTGTAGACCTGATACCACACGGTGGACATGTTTCTGGCCAAATTCTGCATCAGACCACCCCCACATATGGGGTCAGCTGACCCAAGATGTCCTCGTCGTCTACGCTTTTATAGGTTCGGCTCACGCCGTTCTCAGAGTGCGAGATTTCGCCCTCGCCACCCCTTCGGGCGATCATCCTAACAGTAAGTTGAACCTGGACCATGTCGTACTGCGTCGGCCATTCCGCGGGGGCCCCGCCGAAGGGCCACACCCTGCGCAAGATACGGTCGGCAGCGAGGGCCAGGTAGGACTCAATCATTGCCGTAGTTACGGCCACGTCCGTAATAAGCTGCTCAACCAGCTGGACCTTTTCATCCTCAGTCATACCTGACCCTCCCTCCGTCGTTAGGTATCGGCCTGCGGGGCTTCGGTTTCCTCAGCGGGAGCGTCCCCAGCCTGCTTTTTGCCCCGGCCGCGGGGCTTCTTGGTATCGAGCTTCGGCGCGTTGGGATCGAAGCCCTCCGGGATAACGCCGACCATGTGGCCGCCCGGGACTTTAACCTTGGCCATTTTGGCGCCTCCTTACATCTTGGGCTTCTTGGTGGAGCCCGACTTCTTGGTCATGCCGGACTTGGAGCCCGACTTGGAATTGCCGCAGGAACTCTTGGCCATACTCAAACCCTCCCCAGGATCAGCTGTTGGCGGTAGCAGCGGCGCTCAGGTAGATGCCGGCCTGCTTGTTCTCGTACTGGAAGATGTCGTGGTAGATCCGGTAGTCCAGCTTCCAGGCGTCCATGGTCTGGTTCACCTGGGGGCTGAAAATCCGGGGCACCACATGCTTCACGATCTGCACGATGGAATCGGGCTGAACGATCATGAAGTTAATGGGATAGCTGGTGCTGGCGGGGATGGTGTAGCCGAACTCAGAGGAGCCATCGTTCAGAGTGATGGCGGTGTTGAAGCGGTTCTTGGGCACGCGCACGATGGGCATGCCGTTGTAGTTGGTCACGTCGCGGCTCACGCGGCTGTCATTGCCCAGGTAGCGGGCGATGTTCTCCTTGAACGCTGCGTAGCAGGTCTCAGACATGAAGCAGATACGGCCGTCCAGGGGGACCTCGGCGTCGCCCATGACCTGCTCTGCGGTGTCCAGCATCTCAGCGACATCGGTAGTGCCGACGGTGATGTCGGTAGCGTCTGCCTTGCCGATACCGGTAAAGCTCGCCATCTGAGAGAAGCGGTAGGCGTCCAGCTCGGGGACGACCTGGGTGCGCAGGAACTGAGACAGCAGGGTGCCGAAGGCCATGCCCATGGTCTCGTCGTTGTCCAGGACATCGACAGTCAGGGACACACCGCGGTCCTCACCGAGGGTCATGGTCTCCCAGGAGCCGTTGACGGAGCCCTGAACAAAACCGGTATTGCGGCCATAGTCAGCCAGGCCGTCCATAGTGGCCTTGTAGACCTGGACGGTGTTGCCACCGATAAACCGCACGCGGTCGCTGGTGTAATCGAAACGGGAGGTCAGAGACTCGCGCTTGTACACCTCGTCGATAAGGGGCAGGTACACCTGCGCAAGGGTGAAGCTATTCTCGATAGCCATTCAAATCATCCTTTCTTTTCGGGCGGGAGACCCATGTACCGCCGAAGGGCGGCGATCTCCGCCTGTTTCTTGGCTTCTGCGCCAACGGGGTCGCCGTGAGACAGGCCGGGCTGCTTATCCAGAGCACCAGCCGCGGCGGCCTTCTTCGTGGCGTCGATGAAAGCGGCCTGGGCAGCAAAAACCTTGTCGAACTCCCCGGCCTGGAGGGCCTTGGCGGCGTCGGCCGCGGCGGTAGCGTCGTAGCCGAGCTCCAAGAACTTGGCCTGATACGCACCAACAGCCTTGTCACGGCGAAGGCTTTCCAGCTCCTGCTGCATTGCCTCCCGGGCCTTGGCATCCTCGGCGGCCTTGGCCTCGTCATCGGTCTGCTTCGCCCGAAGCTGCCGCTTGTAATCGGCGGCCTCACTGTTCGCCCGGCTCACAGCGTCTTTGAGCCGCTGGATTTCGCCGGAGTCCTGGGTCGGCTCAGGCATGTCGTAGCCTTCCAGGGCCGCCAGCTTCTCCTCGGGGCTCATGTTCGCGTAGCCCTCGATCTTGGTAGTGTCGATTTTCATGTTTGCTGCCTCCGAACTGCATTTTTTGGTGGTGTTCCTTCACCCTGCGCGTTTGGTAACCCGGTTCCCTCCGGGATTTCAGCGGCGAAATGCCGTAAAATACGAAAAAAAAGTGCCACAGGCCCGCTTTTACGGGTCAGTGGCACTCGGCAATTAAGCACTTGGCACAAAAATATGCGATTTTACTCGACGATACGCCAATCGTCGGCCAGCATGTCGGCCTGAGAGGCCAGCCAGCCGAGCTGAACGCCGGAAGTGCCGACGAACGCCAACGCGGCGTTGCCGATGGCGTCATGGTTGACGTTCACCACTTCACCAGAGGCGTTCTTGTAGCTAATGCAGGTGGCCAGCTCAACGTACTGGCCCTTGCCATTCCAGCCCTCGCGCTGGATCTTGTGGCCCGCTTTGGCCGCCTCGATGGCAAGGCCGAAGCTCATGCTGTCGGTGCGGCGGTAGGCCGCCTCGAAAACGTCCTTGGGGCTCCAGCTCTCGTAGCCGTCCTGGTAGCGGACGCGGTAACCCTCCCGCACATCCGGGTACGTATCCGCGGCATCACGGGTAAGAGCAACGGCGGTATTGCCGCCCCCGTCCTTGCAATAAAAGGCGGGCTCCGCCTCGATGATCTTGGTGCCGATGTACTTTTCCATGTCGTCCTCCACTTACTCCAGGATGTCGGTCCTGGTCTCGTCGATCTGCTCCGGCTGCTGGGCGGTGCCCCACGCGCGGTCGATGTACTCCCGGCATAGGGCCACATCGGCCACGGGGTCGCTGGACACACCGGATTTTCCGAAGGCCAGCTCCGGGCTGAAGCCCAGATTCTTCAGGTTCAGAGCCGCCTGGGTCTTTACCAGCAGGTTCGCGGTCTCGTTCCGGGTGAACTGAAGCTCAAAATCGGCCAGGCCGATGTCAACGACGCCCTTCATGCGGAGGATCTTCGTGAAAATGCGGTCGAACCGCCGGTTCGCCACCTTGAAAAGGTCCTCGGTGTTCCGGGCATACGTGTCAGCCTGGTACCATCCGTCTCGATAAAGTACCGCCGCGCCGGTATCGCTTGTGGATGTGCCGCCCTTTGTGGTAGAAGGCATGCCACAGATCGTGAGAATCTGCTGGTAGATGTAATCCACCTGCACCTGCGTCTGCGTCTGGTCCAGCTGTTCAGACAGGATCTTCAGATCTGCCTTATCCTGGCCGATAGACTTCAGGAAAATTGCTCCCGCCTGCCGGATATACTGCGGCGTGATGGGGTTCCCTTCGTCGTCGTCGCCGAGCTGACAGTTGTAGAAGATCATAAGCGACTGGATAAACTGCTCCAAGCCGTCCATCCGGTTGCTCTCGATGGTGTTAAGGTCGTTCAGAAGGGGGATAACGGCCTCGAAGGCGCCCATACGGCTGTTTTCATACTGGTATTCAATGATCGGAATTTCACCGAGGCGATTCACGTCCTCTTCCAGCAGCTCATACGCGGTGCCCACAATCGGGTCGCCCGTGATGACCATACCGGTCATGCCGCCTTTGAGCCGAAAATACCGGTCCTTGGTGTACACATCGAAGGTAAGCTCGGTGGTCGTATCTGTTTTTCCAGAAATAACCATATTGACGCCGATGACCGGTTCATTCCCCGGGCGGCGCGAATACGCCACAAAGGCCGAACGCGGATCCAGGGCGTACACCCGGACCGGGCACTCCGAGTCCTGATAGGGTTCCACGTACAGGGCCCCCACGCCGACCGTGTGAAACCAATCCGTGACCTCGTTATCGGCTGTCTGCTTACCCGAAAGGTACAGCATCTCATTGAGGACCTTCACCCGGTCGTTCACGTTCTCCTCGTCCCGGCGGGCTACGTAGAAAGCGGGCTGCGTGAGGAAATACCCATTCTTGAAGGCCACGATTTCGGCTGCGTGATTTTCAACCACGCGGTTGTTAATCTCCGGCCGGACCAGCTTCGTGCGGTTCAGGATGGGCTGCACGCCGCGCCGGTACCAATACAGGTACTCCTCCTCCATGCTGTTCAGGGTGTGCATGGGCAGCAGCATGTTCACGATCTCAACGACGTTTTCGGCGTTGATGTCGTCCGTGGTGCAGTAGATCCTACGACGCCCAATGTACTCCCCGGCGCTGTTCACCTGGGTCTGTTCAGTTGTCGTGGTCGTCTGCGCCATTTGGCACCTCCTGAAAAGCAAAAAAGTGCTGACAATCCCGTAGGATCATCAGCACTTGGCACTCTTAGGCCCGTAGCGCCGGGCAGGCACTTGGCACAAATTAACTTATGGCGGAGTGTGATGGGATCGAACCACCGCAGCGTCTCCGCTAGCCTCGGGTTAGCAAACCGGCCCCTTCCCACTCGGGCAACACTCCATATGGCGCCAACGGAAGGACTCGAACCTCCACGACGTTTCCGTACCTCTCGGTTTTCTGGACCGGGCGCCTACCATTGGCGTACGTTGGCATATTGATACACGCCCCGGGGCCGGACTCGAACCGGCGCGCTCCCACCTTTCATGGATGGCGCTCTTGCCATCTGAGCTACCCAGGGCGCGTATTCACTTTTTCAGCGGCAGCTCGATCTTGACGTTCTTTTTGCACCCCTTGCAATAGGGGTACACAACACCCTTGGCCCCGCTGTCCACCTCCATCAGCTTGCGGCGGATGCCGGCAGCTGCACAGGTGGGGCAAAACACTTCCACTCTCACTCCGGCACCCCCCCGTCTTGCTGATTTCACATACCAGTTTATCACCGCCGTGGAAACATTCAACCCACAATTAGAACTTTCGCTGCCACACGGAAACTGTACCGGCCGAGAGCTCCTGGGCATAAATGGCAAAACATGCCATCCCGTCTGGCACGTCGTCGTGCTTATTCTTGCCGGCCATGGTGTAGCTGGTGAGGAACTGGTACATCCGGCGGTACTCCTTGTCCTTCTTGGCCTTTTCCTCGTTGAACAGCACATGCTCTTTGACCCAAGGGCTGTTGACGATGATCTTTGTCTGCTTGTTCTCCGTCGTGTACTTTGTCGTGATGTGGCACCGTCCGCCCTCGGCCTTCACCGCCTTCTGCACGTTCCGGGCGATGGTCCCACCGGCTGAATTGGACTCGAAGCGGGCCATGTGGACCTTGTGGTCCAGAAGCGCCTTTATGATCCGGTCCTCCACGATCTCCTCCTTGCCGTTGTCGCAGATACAGGCCTCCAGATAGTAGTCCTGTCCGTACTGGTACAAAATCGGCAGGAAGGCGTAGTCCGAGCCGGTGGTCTTGGTATCGCACACCGCGAGCACTGCGTCCGGCGCCCGGTCCGGGAGCTCGAAATACTTCCGCAGCTCGCTATCGGCGTACAGCTGGCCCTCCCGCTCGATGGGCTCGTTCATGTAGAGAGCCCGCCAGGAGGCATCGTCCATGGTGTCCCGCTGCTCATGGTAGAACTGGGTGGTAAAGCCCGCATGGTTCCCGTAGTCAAAATTGCTCTCGTCGTTTTCATTGAGCGCCGGGAATCGGATGAACTCGGCCTCGGGGTCGTCGCCGTACTTCTCCTCCAGGCGGCCGATGACGTCATGGACGGACCAGCGGGTGGCGATGTGCAGCTCGCGGCAATCGCCGATCTTACGCTGCCGCAGGTCTGTGGCGTACAGGTTCCACAGCTTGTCCATCCGGTCAATGGAAAGCGCCGCCTCGATGCCGTCAACCAGGTCATCGCAATACAGCAGCTGCTCCGCGCGCACCTTACCAGCGTTGCCGGAGCCCACGGAGCTGAACTCCAGGGTCGTGAATCGCTTGGGAGAGCCGAGGTCAATCTTCATGTCCTGGGCGTTGGTGCTGGTTACGCAGACATGGGGAAACACATCGTTCCACAGGTATTCGCCCTGCGGGTCCATGATCCGAAGGCACTCGTCATACACGCCCCGGAGAAAGCTGTTGGAGTGCGAGCCGCCCAGAATCGGCTTGTCCGGCTCGCGCCCGGCCAGCCATGTCAGAAAGAAAATGGCCAGCGTGGTTTTGCCCACTCCGGGCGGCAGGGAGATCGCTAGCAGCTTCAGCTTTCCATCTGCCAATTTCTGGAGCTTCTGCGCGACGGGGAGCAGCCGGGAGCGCCGGGGCAGATAAAACCGCTTGTCCGGGTCCCGGTTCCACTCGATGTACCGGCAGTGCGCGTCAAAATCATACGGCGCGTCAAACAGCAGCGCCTTTTTGTTCAGCGCGAAAAAATCAGGGTCTCCAGTGGCCGCGGCTTGTCTGGCCGAGACCGACCGGATGGTCTTATTGACGTGGTGCGCAAGGTCGAAGTCTGTCTCCTCCAGCAGCCGAACCGCCTCGAAGGCGTCCCTAGCAGCGCCCCAGTCCGTCAGGTCTCGCTTCAGCGCCAGTTTTACAAGCTCTCTTGTGTCCATAAAAAAAAAGTGCCCCCTATCCTGGTGGATAAAAGGCACTTGGCACTCCGGCACTTGGCACTGTATTCGATTACTGCGTGAACTCAACAGCGAACGGCCCGACGGTCTCCAGCACGGTGCCATCCTCTGCCATAAGCTGGAACTCGGTCTCCAGGCTTTTCAGGTCTGCATACTCCTGGATGCCCACGCCCTGGTAGTAGACCGACCAGGGATAGGTATAGGTCTTGCCCGGCGCCACGGAGGCCGGAACGCCAGAGGTCAACAGGACCACCGTGTCATTGACCGACGAGTTCATCGGGTACACCGTGTAGGCCTGGTCGGACAGATTCTCGACCTCGAAATACACGTATGCCGTCCCTGCCACGCCTTCCACGGTGCCAGAGCCCTTGTAGCTGATACGGACCAGATCGTCCTCGACCAGTACCTGGACGTCGTCGGCGGCCGGGGTGGAGCTGGCCTCCGCCGTGGGCTCCGCAGCGGGGGAGCTGGTGGCGCTTGTCCCAGGGCCATTATCCCTGGTCGCCATAAGGCCGACCGCCCCGATCACGCCGAGGCCAATCAGCACACCCGCGAGGATGTACAGCATGGTCTCCCTGGCCGTCAGTTTCTTCTTACTCATTCAGCTTATCTCCTTTCCCGGCGGAGGCGATACGGATGCTCGGGTGGCCCTCCGCGTTCTCCCTCTTCACGAGCACCAGATCATACCCAAGCGCCTCGGCCATCCGCACCAGGGACGACACATGCATGTCATTCCGGGCGATGGGGGCCGTAACGGCACTGACGTATTTGTACCCAGCCTTCTCCGCCAGCGCCATCTGGGTGGTGCGGCACTGGTGGATGATCTCTTTGATCGCGAGGCCCAAGGGCAGGTTCATCATCATTGCGGCCAACTCCTTTTTGTAGGTTTTCAGTATGGCCTTAGTGTACACCTACATTCGTAGGTTGTCAAGAGCTTTTTAGAATTTTCGGGCCATGGGGTGTTTATTGGCGCCTGGGCCCGCAGCCCCTATCCCCCGGGGGTGGATCCGGGCGCGAACTCAACAAAATACTTATTTTGTGGAGTCCAAAATACACAAATGCGCATTGAAAAACTTGCAAATGTGTACAATTCCTCTTGACAACCTACAATTGTGAGTGTATACTGGAACCATAAAAGAAGGCCCGGGGCAGCCCGAGCAGAAAGGAGCGCAACACATGGAAAACATAGAATACCGTGACAACCAGCAGCTGTGGAAATTAGAATCTGCCGCTCGCAGCGCCGGATTCCAGAAAACCGACGACTGCTATTGGTCCCAGATCTTCAGGAACCCGGATACCGGGGCGGAGTTCGGCACCGTGCGTGAGGAAAACAGCACGAACAATCCTATGATGGACCTTGCGTCCATCATCGGCCCCAAAGAGACCCAGGAGACCCAGGAGACCCAGGAGACCCGGGAGACCCAGGAGACCCGGGAGACCCAGGAGACCCAGGAGACCCAGGAGACCCGCAAGCCCGCAGGCCGCAAGCGCCGCATTAAGTGGGACGCCCTCCTCCACGCTATGACGGGCTATTACGACGACTATCGGGCCACGTTCACCATTGACGGGGTACAAGTACGCGGGCGCGTTTTTAAGGCCAATTCGGTTGACCCGGATAAGCTGAAAGGGTACAACAACGTCATGGTACTTAGGGGCCGGACCCAATACGCCCCCGAGATCACTTTTTCCGCCGTCTTTGTTGGGGATAAGTGCTTCAGATAACGCAACGCCCCCGCCAAACGCTGCAACGTAGGGCGGGGGCCGGGTAGAACCCCAGAACGAACCGAACGAACTAGGGCGGCCCCAGTATATCACGGGCCGCCTCCAATGACAAGGAGGTACACAAATGACCGTGCAAGAAATCCGCAATCGGGTAGAAATCCCGTACCGTAGCGCCTGGAACCGTGGCGTAACCGCCTACGCCTGTGAGCTTTTAGCGGAGCTGGAAGAGGCCATTGCCGGAGGGTATTTCTGGGAGGAGGACCTGGCCGCCCCTAATATCCTGGAACGGGCCCTTCTCAACGGGGCGCCTAACTGGTATGAGTATTCGTGGGGCGGATGCTCCCTCATTTACAACGGCGATATTGCCGCCCGCCTCTGTACCCCGTCCGAACTGCGAAAGACTCGCAACGGCGAGCGGCGCCCCAACCGGGAAGAGGAATGGCTTGACACGCAGGCCCGCGCGCTGCGTCAGGCCTCCCGGCGGATTCTCACGGCCGCGCGGGACCTGGCCCGAGAGGAAGATGCACCCGTTTGATAGCTCTCATCATCCTGACGCTCCCGGTCCTAATTATCCTGGAGTGCGCGCGTAGGTCTTGAAACCAGAGGCCCCCGGTAGACCCGTTCCGCCGGGGGCCTCTTTGCGCCCTGGCCTGTGAGGCCGTAGGGCGCCGCGTGCCGCCATAAATGCACCCTGCCTATATCCCTACATACCCGCGACAAAAGAGCCCCCAGAGGCCGCCTATGGCCTCTGGGGGCTCTCGCTATATCCGCGCAATTTTTCACTTGCGCCTGTGCGGCATCTGGTGGGCCTGTAAGCGGCTTTTATGGCCGGCCTATATCCCTACATACCCAGGGCCACAAAACGCGCCCTACGCGCTGCCTACGGTCTCACACGGCGCGCCGCGCGATTGATACCAGGGCGCAGCATTCCCGGGCCGCGTCATACCAGGCGCAAGAGGGGCCCGGGCAGGCCACGGCACGCCGGGCGGCGTCCCCGTAGCACCCCGGCTCCAACAGGTTGTGCACGGCTGCCTCCAGCTGATAGGACGAAAGCTCGCGCCCGGAAACATCCGCCGCCAACAACAGCGGGCAAGCCTTCTTCTGGTCCATAGTCGGTACCTCCTCATAGTCGATAGTCGATAGTCGATAGTCGCTGGGGCCTTAGTCGGCCCCATAGTCGCCAGGATCCGGCAGCTCCTGGACAATAGTCGATTCCAGGCGCGCCTGGTCCACTTTGTCACCGAGCGGGCTTTCGGGCTTCAGCACAACGTCCTGCTGGTCCTTCATGCCGAAATAGTTCTTGGCCCGGAAAATGTAAACCACGGGGTTTATCTTGCCTTCAGTTACCATTTCGCTCTCAAAACTGGCAATAAATCCCTTAGCTTTTTTAATCAAGTCCATGCGGACTTGACTACATCCGATGCCCTGTTCCCAGTTCCACACCGTCTGCTTAATGGTCCCAAGGGCCATTACCATCTTCTCGACGGTGGGCAATTGCCCCGTTTTCTCGCAGGTGTCAAAGAACCAGTACAGCCGCTCCCGGCACTCCTCGTCGTCCCGCACGATGGGGAGCCCGTAGAACGTCAGGCAATTGCGCAGGCACCGCGAGATGTCCTCGCTCTTGGCCCCCGAGATCACGCTGGGGAAATTGGCCGTACCGCCGCGGCCCCGAAGCGGCCGTTCCTTCTTCACGGGCTCTACGGCCGCGGTATCGGCCTCGGCCTTCTTAGTCTTTCTAGTCGCCACTCCTATGCTCCTTTCTTCACTTCGGCGATACGCGCCTTCAGCGCCTGCATCAACGCTTCCTGGGCGTCGCCCTTTTCCTGTAAGGCCGCCACGACGGCCTGATCCATGCCGCCCTGCACCACCAGCAGGTGGGACACCACCGGGAACTGCTGCCCCTGTCTGTGCAGGCGCTTGCACGCTTGCTGATATATTTCCAAGGCCCAATTTGGAAATCCGAACCAGATCATGTGATGGCCGCCCTTCTGGAGGTTAAGTCCATAGCCGCAGCTGGCCGGGTGGGCCAGAAGCACATCGACCTCTCCGCGGTTCCACGCCTCTGCATCATCGTCACCGCAGTACACCCGGACGCGAAGTCCGGGGAACTTAGTGGCCAGCGCGTCCAATAGTCGGTCCACCTCATGCTTATACCAGTAGAACACCAAGGCATGCTGCCCACCCAGTTGCTCCACGACCTCCACAAAAGCCTCGACCTTACACCCATGCACCTCCTGCGGGTTCCCATCCGTGTCATACACGGCGCCACTGCACAGCTGAAGCAATTTCCCGTTCAGCACGGCGGCGGTCCCTGCCGTAATAGTCGCTCCGTCGATCTCCAGAAGCATCTCCCGTTCCAGCTTCTTGTAGGCCCTCTTCGCAGGGGCGTCCAGCTCCACGGGTACGATGTCCTCCACGTACTCCGGCAGCTCCAGATAGTCCTCGGCTTTCATTGACACGCAAATATCCGAAATGGCGTCCTCGATCCGCTTGTCGGCTCCGGGCTGTGGCGTATAGGTCCGGTACTGCTGCCCCGGATAGGACTTGTCCTGCACGAAAAAGGCGTCCCGGAAACTGGAGATCGTTCGGCCAAGCCGGGCCCCCTCGTCCAGTAGATAAATCTGAGCCCACAGGTCCTCCAGCCCATTGGGGGCGGGGGTACCCGTCAGCTCCACAAGCCATTGAATCCGGCCCAGCACCTTCTTCAGGGCCTTAAACCGCTTGCTCTGCGGATTCTTGAAGCTGGAGGACTCGTCCAGCACAACGCCATCGAACGGCCAGCCGTTCCGGTAGTAGTCCACCAGCCAAGGGACATTCTCGCGGTTTATGACCCACAGGTCCCCCGGCGTATTCAGCGCCTGCACCCGCTTCTTCAGCGTGCCCAAAACCGGGACGACCCGCAAGCCCTGGAGATGATCCCACTGCGCGGCTTCATTGCTCCATGTGGCCTCGGCCACTTTCTTCGGGGCCACTACCAGCACCCGCCCAACACGCCAGCGCATCATGAGCTCCTGGGCCGCGGTCAGCACCTCGACCGTCTTTCCCAGGCCCATGTCCTGGAAGAGGGCCAGCCGGGGGGAGGACACTAGCCTCTCAATGGCTACCCGCTGGTAGTTATGGGGTACGAACTGCATATGCCCGCTTCACCTCCCGCTCCAGAAAGTCGTCCACCTGCGCCGCGTTCCAAAGATGACACACCGTCATGCTTAGGCCCAGCAGCTTGGTGGCCATCAGCTTCTGCCGGGGGCTCAGTCGGCCGCCCGGCTTCTTCAGCTCCACGAAAATCACCTTGCCGCCCGGCAGCAGGACAATCCGATCCATCACCCCAGTGCATCCCGGGGACACCCACTTCAGACACAGGCCGCCCGCCTGTTCCACCCCGCGCTTCAATCGCGCTTCGATGTCTTTTTCCAACACTGTTCTCACCGTCCTCAAATGCCGCCCCGAAACAACAACAATCTAAATTCCCTATAATATATACGCGTAGGGGGCGTAGGGCGTACAGGCGATACGCGCGCGCCCTAAATCCTCTAATTATATATATATTATAAAAAGATTGTTACATTGTTACATATAGGGCCTATGCGCTGCGCCGCAATGGATTCCGGGCGCAACGATCTAAATTACACCGCGTTACGTCGGTTACGCCTTGTGTGTAACTAACAATCGCCTACCGCGCCCCATTTTCCCGTGTTACAGGCGCTTTGACCCCCGCTGCACGCCGTACGGGCCGCACCGGATCGGACCGCGCTGGCCCCATTTTCCGGTGCTCTCGATGACGCCGTTGATCTTGGCCGAGTCGCAGTTTTTGGCCTGGCTCGGGTCGCGGCCCAGAAGCTCGCACCACACCTCCGCGGCGCAGATACGGTCCCGCGGCACCAGCTTGATGTCTCCTGCGACTTGTCCGTTCCAGAAGGCCTTGCGTCTGTCGATAGACCAGCTCTGCCAGTCCTCGGGCACCTCTTTCTCCAGCCACTCCAGGATCATGCCCTCCGTGAAGTCGGTCTCCCGGTGGCCCTCCTGCTGCGCCCTCGCCCGCTCTTCCAGGTCCCCCGTGATATACAGCGGTTCGCCCCAGCGCCAGCGCACCACAGCCTCAGCCCACAGCTGGTCGATATTACCCGGAAGGTCCTTCCACACACTGAGCCGCGCGGGCTCCACACCGACGTTGACCGGCCAGAACCGGCGGTTGCCTGTGCGGTCGGTGAGGTATTCCGCGGAGTTCGTCGTGCCAAAGAACACGCAGCAGCGGGGCATCTCCTTCACGTGGCGCCCGTAGGCCGCCCGGAAGCGGTCGGCGCGCTGGGAGATGAACTGCTTAATGCGGGACACGTCGGTGCGCCGGAAGGCGTCGAGCTCGGCCACCTCCACGATCCACACGCCCTGAAGGAGCTCGGAGGCCTCCTTGCCCTCAAAGGTGCGGATAGAGTCGTTGAACCATCCTTTCGACATCTTATCCAGCAGGGTGGACTTGCCGAGGCCCTGCGGTCCCGAGAGAATGACCATCTGGTCGAACTTGGTCCCGGGCTCCATGGCCCGGGCCACGGCGGCGACGAACGCCTTGCGGGTAACTGCCCGGGTGTAGTCGGAGTCCTCGGCCCCCAAGTAATCTACGAAAAGGGTGTCCAGACGGTCCACGCCGTCCCAGGTCAGACCGTTCAGGTAGGCCTGCACGTCGTTGAAGGCGTGCTTCGCCGAGTGGAGAGAGAGGGCGCCATCCACCTTTCCATTGGAGCTGATAGAGTAGGCTTTCTCCATGTACCAGTAGAGCCCGGCGTTGTCGTTGTCCTCCCATGGCCGGCGCTGTTCGGAGCGGTTCCAGGGCAGCGGCCCAAGGACCTCTCCGCGGCCGGCGAACTGGTTCAGCGCGAACTTGCCCGCGAGGGCAGGGTCGTTTTCCAGAATCAGCCAGGCGTTGTCGATAGTGCCCTGGGGCACACCGTTCTTGTTGTACTGGAGCTTGGTGCGCCAGTCGTCGCCCTGCGGATCCGCTGGCTGTTCGACGGCCTCGAAGCCCGCCGTCGCCTTCTCCCACCGCTCCTGCATCAGCAAGCCGGTGACCTTGCTGTCCTGGGCCGCCAGGTGGCACATGGCGTTGTAGCTGGGCAGACGGTTAACCGGCGTCCCGGGCTCGGCGCTGTCGTCCTCGTCGCCGAAACGATGGAGGCGCACCAGGTCGAAGGCGTTGACCAGTCTGCCGCCGCAGGGGTCCGTGGCATGGTGGGAATAGAGAAATTTGCCACCGTCGTAGAGAACGGCGCCGCCGTAGGTCGAGCCCTGGCAGAAGGTGTAGCGGTCGCTGTTTGTGGTCTCCGAGTAGACCCCGGGCAGGAAGGCATCCATGGCCGCCTGGATGTTGTACACCCGGCAGAAGGCGCCGACGACGCCAGGCTTTTCCTCGGGGTCGCCCTGCTTTGCGGCCAGGCGAGCGGTCGGGGTGGCACCCGGGTGCGTAGGCCACGAGGCTACATCCCGCCAGTCGGCGTAGGAGGCCAGGAGCCCGTCTACCGACAGCAGAGGCTTGTCGGCGGAGTAGTAGATGTATTGCCCGTCGGCGCAGCAGCTGGGCCAGTACATGAGCCGGCTGGCCTCAAAAGTGCTGGGGTCGGCCAGGTCCATGCCGATGATCTCGGCCATCTTACGGGCCAGCGGCTCGTATTCATCCGGCGTGCAGGTGCGGTCCAAGGGGATCAGCACCCGAAGGCGCGGCGCGTCCGGCCGATGCTTTCGGGTTGAGTAAATGCAGTAGCCACAGCCCAGGGCCTCCACACGGGCGCATACGGCGTCCGTAGAGCCGTTGGGTATGTTGTCCAGGTCCAGCGTGATGACGTCTCTCCCGGTCACGGAGGATGCCTTGCGGCGGGGGCCATTGAGCGTACCGGCCACATAGCCGCCCACGTCCTTCAGCTGGTCCTGCTGGCCCTTTGTCATGGCCAGGTATTCGGCCACGGTCTCAGTGCTCCGCTGCGGCACCCGGAGGCGTTCCCAGAGCTCGGAGATTAAAAGCACCTGGGGGCGCCAGTCGGTAGAGTTCCGGCTGGCGCCCACGGTGATCGTTATTTTGCGATCATTGGTCATATAATATCCTCCGTGGAGGCGAAGTATTGGCTGGAGTAGATGCCGGGCTGGCGGATCTCCATGCGGATGATGTAGCTCCTGCCCCATATCCCAGGGGCGCGCACTGTGCTCAGGAGGACCTGCGCCCCTCGGTACTCCAGCTCTAGCGTAATCTCGATTCCACGGGCCTGGGCCTCGCTGAGGCGGCCCAGGTCCTTCTTGGAAATTATTGGGCGAACGTCGATCATCGGTCAAGCCCCCGGGCTACGTATTGGCCGTAGGTGAGGCCCATAGCGTGGGCGGCGGCAGCCACTTCAGAGAGCGGCGTCACCTTTTTCTTGCGCTTCTTGGTGTGATAATCGGCACCGTGGTAATGCGGGTGCCGGCGACATCTGCGGCACATACCGCTCGGGTCTGCCTTGTAGCCCTTGTAGATTTCCCCACAGACTACGCAGACATATTCTCGGTCCATGTGTATCACCTCCGTAAATACTGACGCGCTGGCTGGCTACGCATGAATAGGGGCGAAAGAAAACGCAGGTACTTGTGCGCCCGGTCCATACCGCGGTGGATTCCACGGCTTACCGTGGACTTGTTGACGCCATACATCGCGGCAATTTGGGCCACCGACCAGCGGTCAATGAAGTACCGCTGTATGTAGAGCTGCTGGGTCGCGGTGCAGCACTCCTCCAGCACCAGCGGCAGGACATGCCGCAGCCTGTCCAGGTCGGCCAGATTGTCGGCCCCGTCAGATCGGACCCAGAGCTCAAACGCGGCTCGGTCAAGTGTGGCATCAGTTGCGGCCATCCTGCCCTCTTTTCAGTGCGGCCTCAGCGGCTTCACGGGTTTTGTACATTTCGCGGGTAAATAGGTCAAGATCCATTTCAATGGCCGCACACTGAACGTAGCCCCCGTGCATTCTCATGTAATCGACGACTTCACGTTTATTCCTAATTGAGAAGCCACATACAATGATTTCCCAGACCTTACCGCAGAATATCTCAAACATATGGCCCCCGGTCTTACACGGCAGCACTACGCACCGCCCCTCCTGGTCAGCTTCCACCAGCTCCCGCAGACGATCCAGAGGGATGCCGCCCACCAGCTTCATCCTGGCCGCCACATCCTCCCGCATGGTCATGCGCTGGTTCACCAGCACGGACAGCTGGTCCAGGTCGTAGTCGTCGCCTAGGATGTCCTCGATAGATGAAAGCCTTTCGTGGCACAGGGCCCAGCTGAATTGCCTTCCGGTTGGGTCATGTACCGGCTTAATTGTCAACCTTTTCACGATCATTCACCGTCCATCCTGGCCCCACACATATGGCAGTAGGGGGTTTTGGGGGACCCGCACAGTTGCGCTCCACATTCGGAGCATCTGAATACATGCCAGCAATGTCCGCGGCCGTCTATTTGCCAACTGCTGTCCCCGTCCCAGCCCGCATCTAACCACTTGCCACTTTTCTCTACGGGGCTTTTAGTCGCGTTGTTTCGCTCCATCTTTTCGCGGATAGCCTCCACAATGAAGTCCTCATTGAGCACATAGGTGTTGTGGATGCCGTGTTCTGTGAGAATCTGTTTCACGGCGCCGAACAGCAACTTATCGGTGTTTTTGGCCACCTGGACTGTGCTCTCCGCCATCATGCGGTATAGGCTGTCCTTAAACTCCCGGGTCATATGCTCGTCCTCCACCAGCATCACGGGGTAATACGGAGGAGCCGTCAGGTTTTCTTCGAAGCTCATAACTACACCTCCAGGTCCTCAAAGAACACCGGCCCCCACTGGGTCAGCGGATTCTTGGCCAGGTTCGCCGCCTGCTGCATCTGAGGGTGCGCCGCCTGCTGCATCTGAGGGTGCGCCGCCTTGTCACACCGGAGGCGGAGGAAGTGCCGCCACTCGCGGATGTCGTAGGTCACGATGACCGCGGTTTTAAGACTCGACGGGAGCACGGAGCGCGCCTCTTCCGCGGTCGCCCCCAGTTCCAGCATCCGCATGTAGTGCCGCTCGGCGTCATCCATTGCGGCCATCCATTCCTGGTACTTCGCAAGGTCCCGCGGATTGTTCAGGTCATATTTGAACCCGCTGGCCAGGTCAATGACCGTGATTTCTCCATCAAACCGGTCCATGGAATAATTACAGTATCGGGTGCTCTCCTGGGAGTAGGCCCCGATCCGGTGCCGGACGATCTCATGGGACACGCCGCGGTCGCAGATAAAGCGGGCCGTCAGGCCGATGTGCTCCAGCACGGACTCGTGGCCCCGCTCGACGATACGACGGATGAAGTCCTCCGCCGAACCGTCGGTCATCTTGTCTCCGCTCTGGTAGCAGGTGCGGCCCGCGATCTCGATGGTTTTCAGCGCCGTCTCATAGGGCGGGGGATTGATAAGCTCAACGATAGGCTCAATGATTTTCATAGCTTTCAGACCTCCGATTTGCATTAGTTCGCGAGCTCAAAGTGGCGGCCTTTGGCGTCCATGACGCCCTTGTGGATTCTTCGACCGACGGCCGCCCTGGAGAGGCCAGTTTTCAGCGCGGCCTCTTTTAAGCTGTGGTATATCTCGGCCTGCCCGAGCCGATCATACACGATGACCGGTTTTTTCATGTGCCTGCTGGTCGATTTCCGCCCAATTTCGGCCTGCGTTCGGTAGGCCAAGTTTTGCAGTGTGCAATCCTGGCGAACTCCGTTTTTGGGCCCTACGCAGAGCCCATGCTTTTCAGCGTAGCCGCCGCAGAAGGTACGATCCAGGAGCCGAAAGACGCCGAGGTGCTTTTGCTTTCCGTCCAGGCCGCGGAGTAAGACCTCGGTTCTCCGGGGCGTGACCTGGCGGGATAAGGTGACCCATCGGCTCCACCGGTACTGCTGCACAACGCCCTCAGTGCTTATGCGGTACCGGTGGGCGTAGCCGGTAATCTCCGCCCACTTCTCAGTCATCGCCACCCTCTTCTTTCTGTTTTCCGCGGCCCATAAACGCCCGCATGAAAGAGTCCAGAATTACGATGGCCTCTGCGGTGGTTGCACCCGCTTGAAGGGCTGACCGATAAAGCGTTATCGACATCTCGGCCATCGCGCCTAGGGTGTCAATGAGGCCTTTTACATCGTCGCTCATTTACCGCGCCTCCAATTTCTCGATCAGCCGATGGAGATAGAACTCCGCCTTCTTGGCGTCCTCCAGCGGTTTTCCCTTCAAAGGGCAGCGCCAGATGTACTTGATGATCTGCCAGGCGAGTCCGGCCTGCACGGTGTCCTTGTAGCCAGTGGCCATGGACTCCAGCGCGTCGATGCACTCGATTCCGCCAGCGGTATAGTGCCCGGGGTGGTTCACGGGGTCAGATCCGTTGGCTTCCTTTTTGGCCAAGTGCTTCTGGGCCCAATCCATCGGGACCCACATCGACCCGTGCTCATTCGGGCCAGGGCACCCGGGGCATACGGTGTCGGCCCAGGAAAGATCCTGGTCGCGGTCGGCATAACGACCGCAGCTCTCACAGCTTCTGGGCATTAGATTGCCTCCTTTTCCATGCTGGCGATCCGGCGGCATACAGCTGCGCACTGGATGGCCTCACAGGCCAGCGCAATGGCGTGCTCTTTGGTGTCGCGAATCAAGTTGCTGTTCTTGTCGGAGTTCCGCTTGACCCTCGCCCACAGCTCCTCGATGTTTTCGCGTACCACAGTCATCTCGAAGTCGGCTTCGTCAACCTCTTCCTTCAGAATGGCCCACCCCTCGTGCGGGGAGTGTATGGGGCCGTGCGCATACGCGGCGGCCATGGCCTCGGCGCACACAAGCGCGTGGACCTGTTTTTCAACTACGTTCATGCCATCAGTCCTTCTTGAAAAATTCGTTGACCCAGCCGTCCGCGTTGAGCGGGAGTCCAGCGGCCCACTCGGGTACTCCGGCCATAAGGCTCTCCATGGCCTCCAGGTCCTGCCGCTCTGGCGGCGCGTCCACCACGATCTCGTCGTGGATGTGGAAAACCACAGGGTACCCGGCGGCCTCCAGGCGGGTGATTGCCTCGGAGAGACAGTCCCGGGCTACGGCTTGCACAACGTTCTCAGCCAGCTTGCCCCCGTAGGTTTCGATCCGCTCCCACTTCTTCGTGGTTTGGTTTTGTCCCATGTACGAGATACTGGGCCGCCCAAAGCGGTTCTGGGTGATCTCAGGCTTCGGATAGTAGAGCCGGCGCCCGCTCGGCAGCCCGATGACCATGAAATCCAGGTCATGGTCGGGGTCTAGGTTGCGGCTTACGACCAGCCCGTGCTGGAGGAAAGATGTGCGCCCTTCGACCACGGCGGCCTTGGCCGCGGCTTCTACCAGCCCCCACAGCTTCACGATGTTCGGGTTTGCCTTACGCCACAAGTCCACCAGCTCTTGCACCTCGGAGTCCGAGAGACTGTCGAGCTCATGGCCAGAGTCCATTGTCCTCATAGCGCCTACGCCGCCCTGGTAGCCCAGGGCCAAAGTGGCCACTTTGCCCTTTTGGCGGTAGGCGTATTCGGGGTTCCCCTTCTTTATTTTTTCGATGGGGATGTTGAACATTCTGCTTGCCGTGGCCTCATAGATTTTACCGGTGTCTCTGAAAACATCGAGCACCCAATCCTCGTCAGCCAGCCAAGCGATCACTCGGGCCTCGATGGCGCTGAAGTCGGCGTCCAGAAGCAGGTTGCCCGGGGAGGCCACGAAAGCTGTGCGGATAAGCTGCGAGAGCGTGTCGGGGACGGATCCGAAAATCCACTTCAGGCCATCCGTCTCTCCAGCCTTCACAAGGTCTCGGGCCATCGGGAGTAGGTCCCCGTGGATGTAGGTGCGCGGTAGGTTCTGGGGCTGTACGATCCGGCCGGCCCAGCGCCCGGTTCGGTTGGCCCCGTAGAACTGGAGTAGCCCACGGACCCGTCCGTCCTCGCATGTGGCCACGGACAGGCTGTCGTACTTCTTGTTGCTGGTCTTGCCCAGCTCCTGCCGTATTTCCAGCAGCCGACGCATTTTGTCTGGGAGTATGTCGGCTTTCAGCAGCTGAGACACGGTGCTCTTGCGGAGATCCGTCGGGGCGGCTTCCGTCTGCTCAGACAGCCACCCAATCAGCTGAGACACACTGTTGGGGTTCTCCAGCCCTGTGATGGCCTGGGCCTCCTGGATATAGCTCTGCCGCACCTGGGCGTCCATGGCCTGCGCAGAGGCCACCAGGGCTGTGTCTACGGCCACGCCGCGGGCGTTGATTGTCAGGTCGAGTTCCCACTGCTTCTGCACGTCATCGGGCACCGGGTAGGCGGACAAGCGACTCTCGATCTCCATTTCTGTCACCACGTCCTGGCCGTTGTAGGTCTTGAATAATTCCCACTTGGCAGGGTCGTGGTGGGGCAGGTTGCGGGTGCGTCCTCCGTTGGCCTTTGTAGGCTTGCAAGGCACGCAGAAGTAGCGGATAAGGGATTTACCCACGCCCATCTTTTGCTTGTCCTGGGGGAGCCCAAGGGCTTTTCCGCAGGCGTCTAGGCCGCCTGGGTAGCCAAGGTACATGCCGTGGAGCATGGTGCATCGCCACTGGGCTAAGTCGAGTGGCAAATTGAAGTGGCGGGACAGGCAGTACCACTCGAACGCAGCGTTGTAGGCGTGCTTTATTGTGTTATCATCAGTCAGCGCTGCAAATAGCCAGTCCGGCGCTCGGCCTCCAGTTTGCGTTAGGTCCAGCACCTCCACCGGCGCTCCGTCCAAACTGTACGCGAACAGTAATATTTGGAAAGCGGGGCTCTGCGCGTACTTATAGAGCCCCGCTTTTCCGATGTCCACGTCAGAGTAGGTCTCCAAATCGCAACTCAAATGATGGAGCATGATCTGTACCTCCCTAACTTTACTCGGGATATGGTGGTTGCCGACACGCCGAAACTGCGTGCTACGCTAGCTCCGGTTTCTCCGGCGTCCAGTCTGTGTTTTATCTCTCTCATATCTTGAAGCGAGAGTTTTCGCCATGAGCGATTTATACGAAAGACATCCAGGATATTATCGGTCCGGCTTCCGTAAGCCAAGTTTTCGACCCGATTATTCGCGGCATCCCCGTCCAGGTGACGCACTTCCTCGCCCTCACAAGGAGGTCCAAGGAAAGTACGCGCTACGAGGCTATGGACTGTTGATCCGTTGGCCCCGCGCCCGAGCATGACGTACAAATGCGGGTCCTTTTTTGTGGCCGCCGGGCGGAGGACGCGCCCCTTCAGCTTCCGCGTAAAGGGGCGGCCCCAGCGCCCAATCTGCGTAATTTCACGGTCTACGCTTCTGATACGTCCATAGGTACTTGCTTGATAGCGTCCTTCATATCCGGGGATGTCTTTCCAGACTTCGGCGCCCACGGCTTAACCCCAGGGGCTGGAGTTCGTGGGCCAGCCCACGTTACTGGGGTAACCGGCCGGTGCCGGGGTCTGGGGCACCTGGGGAGTCGCCGCAGGAGCTCCGAACATCTCCTCGGCGGTGGGAGCGGGGGTGCCCAAGGGCTCGCCGTCGCCCGTTTTCTGCACCGCGTTCAGGATGAACGACACGCCGGTGGCGCCGGCCATGGCGTAGGCACGCATGTAACCGGCGACGCGGCCGTAGCAGCCGGCGTACATCTGGGTGGGGTCGATGATGGGCTGGATCTGGCCATCGACGATCTGGGGCTTGTTCTTGCTCTTGGCCTTAATGACCCACATGCCCTTGCACTCGGGGCCGTAGGGCTGGCCGTTGGGCCGGGGGCCGTCGCCGTCACGCACGACGGGCTTGGACAGGATGATGGGTCCCGTGTAGCCCTTGACGCCGTCGTTGATGGCGGCCTGGATGGCCGCGTCCAGGGCGGCCTTGGTGGCCGTGTCGGTCTTAGGAATCAGCAGCGTCACGGAGTACTTGGGTTCGGTCTGGCCAGGGGCGGCCTCGGGCTGGAACAGGTGGGGGTAGCTAATGCGGCCGATGCCGGTGGTTACGTCTTTGTTGCTCATGTTGTCATGTCTCCTTCACAGTTCTTTTTCGATGTTGTAGATTACGCCGCGTATACCAGCGGCGAGGGTCGCTTTTGTAAATTTGCGGTTTTCGCAAAGGTCGCACAGGGACTCCAGCTCATCGACCCAGTCCTGCATCATACGGTGCAGATGCTCTAGGTCCGCTTCGTACGCCACGAGATCAGACTGTTCTTTTCGGTCCTCACGGTCAAGTTGGTGCTCGACCTACTCCGCTACGGCGTCGCCGCAGTAGTCCCGGATGATGGACGCCGGTGTGGTGCTGCCCAGCAGCGTGTGGCATTTGCCGTCTTTGGTGTAGATTGTCTCAGCCATCGGGTGTCACCTCTGCTATCTCTGCGTCGCTCGGACGTTCCAGTGGAATGTAGGACGGTGGGGTAATGGCGGCGCCGTTTACCCAAACGCACCACATCACGTCCATGAGTGGTGACCCTCCACCTCTAGTTTTGAACAGGAAGTCAGGCCTCCACGTTAGCGGAAAAATAGTGGTGGGTGGATGTGCCTTGAATAGCGGAAGCCGCTTCTTTGCGTGCCAATACTGCGATTTAAGTAGTAGAGCAAATGGTCTATCAAAGTATAGGCAACGCTCAATAAATTTATCGGCGATAGAGAACGGGGGATTTGTGATGATCCAATCGCACGGTTCATACGACGCTGAAAGAAAGTTCTTTCCCATTCGGATGTCGGTTGCCATAACTTCGTACCCGCATTTTTTAAAGACATTTGCCATGTGCCCCTCACCGCAAGCTGGCTCCCAGATTCTGGTCCCGGCAGGCAGGCCGAGTGCTTTCACTAGCGCGAGTGTTGCGTCTGGCGGAGTTGGGTAAAAATCGGACTTTGCCCTCCCATACGCGGAGTTTCCGCCTACCAGGCGGCTGGCGTCTAGGCTATTCACCCCTCAATCGCCTCCCCCAAACGCCGCAGCCGCCGGGTTGTACGGAGGCCGCTTGTCGCTCTCGGGTACCAGCGTGGGCTTGCCTGGGGTCTTGGACCACAGGCCATCGGCGGCTTCAGCAAATGCCTTTTTGCCCAGGGCCTTCTCCAGCCCAGCGACGGACACGGGCTTGCGTTCGTACAGCATGGCCTCGGCCACACCGCGGCTCTGGAGCTGTTCAAAAGCGGCGTCGCTTCCGCCGTTCCACTCCCGGCCGCCCCGGCCCTCTACGGCTTTCCAGCCGGCGATGGGCCGACCGTCCAGGGTGGCCTTTAGAGCGTAGGCCTCCAGGTCCTTCAGCCATGTAGCCACGTCTTTGCCGCGGGTGAGGATGTCGCCGATCTCATGGTCAGTTAAAAGCTGGGCGCGCCCTCCTTCGTGGTTAGGGTCAAAGTAGTCTCGGTCGTCGTCTACACCGGCAGGGCATGCGCCCAGCATGGGCTCTACGTCGAACATGGCCTTGGCCCGCTCGGTACAGGTAGCTTTGGCCTTGCAGAACTGGCACCATTCGCCGGAATGAAATTCCTGTGTGCCGTGCCAAGCGTGGTATGCTGCTGGGGCGATGGCTCCCTCGGCAAAGAGCGTCAGCTCTTGAATGTCCATTTCCCACTCCCGCACGCCGCCGGCGTTGGGCTGGACGATGGACATATGTACCGTGTGGATGCTGTCACCGAAGATGGGCCGGAAGTAGTTCAGGGCGCCCCAGGCGTAGAGCATCATCTGCGGGTTGTTCTCGGCTTTCACAAGAACACCGGAGCCGTTCTTGTAGTCCACCACGTCGATCATGCCGGACCCGATCATGATGCAGTCTGCGGTGCCGAAGCCCTCGGGCACGATGTCGGAGAAGTCCACCTGGACCTCCAGGGCCACCGTGGGGGCCGTGGGATAGCTCATGGCCCGGGCTTTCAGGTGCTCCAGGTACTCGTCGGTGGCCCCGTCCATGGACTTGTCGTAGTGCTCCGAGGCCTTCAGCTTCTTCAGCTTGGCGTTGAAGCTGCGCTTGGGCAGCTCCTCCACAAAATACTGCCGGGCCTTCAGCTCTGCGATCTCATGGGCCAGACGACCGGCCTCCGCGTAGGGGCTCACCGAGTCGGGCATGTTCTCTGTCAAACGGGCCGACCCGGGGCAATTAAGCCACCGGTGGGCCGAGCTAGCGCCCAAAAGGGCGTGTTTCTCAGGTGGCATTGTCTGATTCCTCCTTCCATTCTCTTACTTGGAACGCGTCTCCCAGTTGCTCAATGTCCGGGAAGTTATAGCAGGCGGTCTTGATGGCGTACTTGTCGATCTCGGTGGCCCGGTATCGCGCGATACGGGCCCCGAGCTTATCCAGGGCTATGTGTCCGCAGACCATGCCGTCATACATAGAAAGCACGTCCAGAGGCTCGGAGGTGATTCTGGGGCAGTACGAGAGGATGTGGGCGATCACATCCACCGTCCAGCCGTTCCCCAGCATCTTGTACGCCTGGGTATCGGACACCGGGAAAACGTAGCTGTCCGGCACGGTCTGGAGGCGCTTACACTCGGCCACAGTCAGCTTGCGGATAATATAGCACCCATCTGCAAGTTTTATTGGGTACTGCTTCCCGTTTATGGTAATTTGCCCGTTTTCTACGTGATAAACCGGTCTGTCCAGCGTTCCGCAATACTCATAGAAAGCGCAACTAGTAGTAAGACAGTTAGATTTATCGGACATTCGTCGGCCTCTTCTGGTCTTACTGTTAGGCTGGGCCAGGTCCACGCACTCCCCCGGGCCTATGACAGTGTGCCCTAGTTTAGTCGCCTCTGGTACGGCCCACGGAGCGGCGTAAATACCAGTTTTCGCGCCCACACCGCCCCCTTGCCCGCACAGGGTTACCGACTTCCCGTCAGGAGAGTACACACGGTATTGTCGGCTATCAAAGTTCTCATTATTGACGTGGCTTTCGATAGTCCCAATTCTTACAGGTTCCGCATAAAGCCTTGTCGCCGGGCTGCTTGTGTCGCTGTTGCCCCCAGTTACTGACGCGCAAATAGAGCACGCTTTTCCGTCTACGGAATAAATCCTTTTTGACTGCGATTGTACAATCTCCCCCTTTCCGGTTGGGTAGGACCCAACGCGCGCGGGGGACGCGATAAAGCGGTTTTGATGCCCCGTCGTAAGGCTCGCTGATTTACCGTCGTTTCGGGCCTCAAACTGGGACACGTACCCGCGGCCTCTCCAGGATACAGACACGGGCTCAGCGGCTCCGTTAAAGCTAAATTTACCCGGCTCTTTAATCGTTTTGATAACGCTGCTTTCTCCCCCGTGAGGACCGTGAGCCGCCCTCAGCGTGTACCCCTTCTCTCTCCAGGCGGCTCCAGTTTCCAGGATGTCGCGGAGCAGGACCCCACGGTCCTCCGGCTGTTGTACGCTCGGGATATTGGTCCAGTAAAGCCTCTGACGGTTCTGGGCTGATACCAGGGCGGAGTTGATGCAGATAGGCTCAACGCCCAGCCGCCTGGTGATTTCCTCTCGGATAGCCTTTGACATGGACTTGTTGTTCTCGTAGAGGAAAAAGTCTGGCTTGAACTTGTCCAGAGCAATCAGATAGTTCTCGAACAGATCCCAGCCGACGCCGCTCGGTTCAGTCTCCCGGTTCTTTGTTTGAGCGATGCTCCAGTGGGTGCAGGGGGAGCCCCCCAATAGTAGCCGCATATCAGATCTTCGCCCCCAGGGCCCGCATCTCAGTGGCGAACGGCCCGATCTGCTCGGCAGACAGGTGGAGCGCATCGGGCACACCATACTTCTGGAGCAGGGCGTTCAGCGGACCCATCATCTCGCGGTGGTCACGAATGAGCTCCGCGCCGGCCTTGGCCACCATATCGGGGGTGATCTGAGGGGCCGGAGCCGTAGGCACAGCAGTCGGAACGGGCGCGGTAGGAACAGGGGCGGGAGCGGGCGAAGGGGCCGGGGTTACAGACGCCGTGGTCTGCACCGGAGTGGCGGA